CACTGGCAGAGACAGAATTCCATCTGATCATCAAACCTCAGTCAAATGATGTGGTGTCTGCATTCCATCAGATTGCCCGTATTGAACCGTCACGGATGACAATAACTGCCATTCCAGATACCACATCCAATGGTGATCTACGCGCCGGACAAAACTATGTGTTCACCTCAAGTCGCTCATGACCGATAAAGTAAACATATCATCAATTGTCTCAAGTCAATTCCCTGGATTTGTTCGGGAAGACTATGAGGCATTTGTTGCATTCGTCAAGGCATACTATGAATTCCTCCAGCAGGATTATAGCACTGACCTAAAGACAATCAGAGATATCGATACCACTCTGGATGAATATGTAAAGCATTTCAAGAGTGAGTATGCATCCAATATTCCCTTTATACTTGCCAATGAAAGATTTGTACTATCCAATATCAAGGACCTAAATCTTGCCAAGGGATCTGAGGCATCGTATAGACTATTGTTCCGATTACTGTTTGATAAGGAAATAGCAATAGGTTATCCTGGTCAACAAATGCTCCGAGCAAGTGATGGGAGATGGGAGCAAAAAGTATCCATATTTGTGGAGAAAATCAAGGGAAATCCGGACGATATTGTAAATAAAACAGTGGATATTCTCAGTTCCACGGGTGTTATAAAGACACTAGTATATAACTACAAAGATTTGCAAATAACCATCGATGGTAAGGAAGTGTATGAACTTTCAATCAATCGGAGGTTTTTCGGTAATATAGCAGTGGGGGATCGATTATTGTTGGATGGGACTTTCATTGCCCGTATTCTACCCACAATCTCAAAACTCATGATTACCCAGGCAGGTAAAAACTTCAAAGTTGGTGAGTTGTATAGCATTGGGACCACTGGCACTATATTGAAAATAGTGAAAACTGATAATGATGGGGCAATATTGTTTGCTCAGATTATCAATTATAGTATGGATCAACTGTATGTAGATGGGTTCACTTATCAGTTGGTGTCTAAGACTGATGAAGCAAAGAACCTTGGTATATCAGACTTCTCGGTCATAGTGCCTGGAGTTATCG